AAGAGGTGTATTCTATCCCCCAGTTCTTACAACAGCACAAAGAAACGCAATTACCCCAGCATCTGTTGCCGCTGGTGCGATTATCTTTAACTCCAGCACTGGCAAACATCAAGGTTATGATGGATCTGCTTGGAATGATTTCTACGCTTGACATAATCCTTAAATACCACTAGACTACCTTTGTCTGGGTTGAAGATCAGAGTCTAAGACACTTTAAGAACCGTCCACTGGGTCGCACCAGGGGCGGTTTTCTGCTATAATAGTTTCATACGCGATGAGACCTGTGTTTGAACTCCGACCTCACCAGCAACGTGGTCTTGATGCTATGGAACAGTATCAACTCGGTCAACTGATCATGCCGACTGGTGCTGGCAAGACCCCCACGATGATCTTTGATGCTATTCGCCAGTTTCTAAAAGATACTCCCCAGACGATTGTAGTCTGCTGCCCGCGCATCATCCTGGCAGAGCAGTTGTCCAGTGAGTTTCTTGAGTTTATCACAAACGCACAAGTTCTCCATTGTCACAGTGGTGAGACTCATCACTTCAGCAGCACTCGTCCCAATGTGATTCGTACTTGGGTAGAAGCAACTCAAGGTCACAAACTAATCTTCACTACTTATAATTCTCTTCAGCGTCTTCAGCAAGCAGATATTCACGTTGATACCATCTACTTTGATGAGGCACACAACTCTGTTCAGCGTAACTTTTTCCCTGCTACGGAGCACTTCTCTGCTGTTGCTGACCGCTGCTATTTCTTCACTGCTACTCCTAAGCATTCTGTCACTATTTCTAAACCTGGTATGAATATGCCAGAGGTTTATGGTCAGGTCATCTGTAATGTTCCTGCCCCTGAACTGGTGGAGCAAGGTTACATCCTGCCCCCTAAAGTTGTGGTCAAGCAACTGGAGATGGTTCAGGACAAGCAGATGATTGCTGACCGTGACTCTGCTAACCTACTGGAGACTATTGATGATAATGGTCTGGACAAAATCCTGATCTGTGCTCGTTCCACCAAACAAATCGTCAACCTTGTTTCACAGTCTGACTTCTGCTCTGACCTCAAGGAGCGTGGTTATTCTTGGATGTATATTACTGCCAAGACTGGTGCTGTGATTGATGGTCAGAAGGTCAACCGTGAGGTGTTCTTTGACACTCTGAATGCCTGGGGCAAAGACTCCTCCAAGAAGTTTGTGGTTCTTCATCACAGCATTCTGTCTGAAGGAATCAATGTTCAGGGTCTGGAAGCAGTTCTGTTTATGCGGAATATGGACTACATTGGTATCTCTCAGAGCATCGGGCGGGTGATCCGTCTGGGAGGCACCCAGAAGACCTTTGGACTGGTCTGTGTGCCCATTTATGACAAGGTGGGCATCAGCACCGCCAAGAGCGTCCAGGCGGTCGTAGACACCGTTTTCCGTCAGGGTCAACCTGCCATCTCAGTGGTCCGCCGATGATTGATTTTACTACTTTTCAACTAGAACGTTTCTCTAAACTTCTGATGTCAATCAGAGGTTATACCGATAATAACCTAAGATATCCAAAAGCAGGAGAACTTGTGGAGAAAGCACTTGCTGAATATAGCAATGGACTGCTTACCCGAGTTAATCTTCCTGGTGTTGATTTAATTGGTCCAAACAACACAACCTATGAGTCAAAGATTACTCAATTTTTAAATAAATCACAAATGGCAGTTCGTGGGATGATTCTTAAAAATCGTCGTGCCGCAAAAGATTATGATGATAAATTGGCAGATTATTTCATTATTACCGATGTAAAAAAAGGTAAAATGTGTTGTATACCATCGTCAAAACTTTACAACTTCAAAGACACCGGTGCTGTTATGACTGCCAGTGCCGATCCAGATCTATCCGATTTCTTTCTAACTGGATACAATTTACTGGAGGGTGCTCTGGAAACAAAGGATTACTTTAGAGAATCTGAAGATTTTGACCTCTCCTTCCTAAAATCCCTCTAATCTGCTATAATACTCACACACAAGGAGGAATCCCCCAATGCGCTGCAAAGTTCAACTCTATGTCGCTGGTAAAGTCTTTGATGAGATCGTTGAGGCACGTGATTATGATGATGCCAAGCGGACTGCTCTGGCACGCAACCCAAGTGCTAAAGTTGTTGGTGTGACCGCTGTATTCGGATGAGCGAAAACTTTCAGAAACCTTTTGTAGATCGTCCAGGAATCTTAAATCCAAAACCATCAGATCCACAAGGTTATATAACTAAAGATGGAATGTGGGCTGCTGTTCCATTTGGTAAAAAATTTATGATTATTCATAACGGACAGCAGGTTCATCTAGCAAACAATTACAAGTCCGCCAAAACCTACATTCAAAAGTCCGCAAAAGGCGCATCGGTCTCCAGTCTGGATCAATTTCTTGGTTAAATAATAAAACTATGAGACCTAGATGATGACTTATTACGCTTGGTTTATCGTATTCGCAGTAGTGGCATACTTCATCGCAACGGATGAAAGTGTCGCTGCTGCTTTTTATTATGTGCTTAAGTTAGCAAAGTCTAACTATGAGAAGCAGAAGTGGTGGTTGTTGAACAATCCACGTAATCCTGTGGTAAAATATCTAATGTGGCGTCGTTCTATGAAACTCGCAAAAGAGTTAATGGACGAAATGAAAAATAAATAACCCTATATCTGGAGAAAGATATGTTGTCTACACAATATCGTCTTCGGTTGGAAGCAATCTGTGAGAAGATTGTACTTCACGAAGAAGTGAGTTTGGAAGATATGATTTGGGCAGAGAAACTTGCGAAAGCAAATCGTTCTGCTGCTACAATACTTCGTCAGGCAAGAAGAAGAGCAGAAAATCCTGATATGGATGAGATGGATGACTTCCTGAACTCAATGGATATTGGTGGTCTGGGTCACGAAAGATTTGGTAGAAGAGGATTTGATAGTCCTGATGAACTTCACGATTGGTTTAAGCGTGATGACGATGAGACTGATTGGAGAACAAGAGATTGAAATACGAGGAGTTTATTCATAAGGGCACAGAATTCTATATGGAAATGGTGCGTCTTGTTGATATTAAACTCAAGTATCGTTTAGAACTGACCGATGTTGAGAAAGAAATAAAGGATCATATTATGGAGTTTCAACATCAAGTTAAACTTAATGAGTTGAGAGATAAGTTTGAGAAATGTTTAGATCTTGACAACCAGACCTAGATACTCTATAATACCCACATAAACACCTTTCATTATGGACTACAAACCCTATAGTATGGAATGGAGTCGGCGGCGGTATCTTGCCGAAGCAATCCAACAATACTTTGATACTGATGCGTCTCTGGATGTTGTCCTGGACGATATTGTGAGTGTTCTTGAGGAGAATGTTGAACACCACAAGAGTCGTGCCGAACGCTTTCAGGAAGTTCTGGATGGTCTGAAATCTCTTCCTTATTGATATGAAACCTAACTTTCGTAAGGTATTGGAGATGGCACTGGAAGAGGGTGTTCGTTATGGATACAATCGTGCTCATAAACACGTAGAGAATCCACACGAAGATGCTGTGGTTGATTGTGTGGTAGATGGTGCGATGAATTCCCTGTATGAATGGTTTGACTTTGAGGAGAACAATGAATCTGATTAAATTTAAACACCGCTATGATTTTGGACACGAAGTTTATGTCCAAGTTGTTAATATTAAACGATGGAGTTTGTTTCAGTTTTCTGTAAGTTGGAATGACTACCCATCTTCACCTTATCTTCAGATTACAATGGGAAGCAATGGTCTTTTAGGTATTCTGTTCTGGGCATATAAGTTTGGATTTGATATTGATGTTCTTTCTAGGACTTGGAACTGGGACTATATGAAAGAAGTGGATGAAAAGGAAACTGAATATCTTGGAATGGATGAGTGCTGATGTTTAGTAAAGCACTTAAAGGAACTGATAAAAAGAAAACCACCTTGAACTGGTGGGAGTATTGGATTGGTCATTGTTGGATGACTGGATGGCAGAGTATGCGAATCACATTTCGCATCTGGGCTGACCTGATGACTTCCAACTATGATAACTATGCTCTCCCCAGAACAGTAGAAGATCCAGAAGAAGAATGTAGAGATTGGTTCTGGTCTTCTCTTGGTGAAGATGATGTGTATCCCAAAGAGTTTCTGGAATATCTTCTACAAATGGTAGAAGACGTTGAGCTTGGTAAAGTAGAAACATATTCTATGGATGAAGTGATGGAAATTC